AAAGAAGCTGTTGAAGTCCGTCCAGAGCTTGGAGAAGAAGGCCGTGGTCTCGATCCAGCCGACCTCCAGGGCGTGCCAGACGATCTCCGCGACGGCCAGAAGGCCGTGCCAGGCGTCGTAGCCGATCTTGATGAAGAAGTTGCGGAAGTTCAGCCAGGCCTTCTCCAGGAAGTTCACGCCCCGCGTCCACTCCATCTTCATGGTCAGCCACAGAACCTTCACGGCCAGGCCGATGTCCCCGGCAGCCAGCGCGTCGGCGATGCCCTGGTAGGCGGCAAGGGCGTCGTCCTTCAGGAGGTTGAACCGGCCGCCGAGCCACTGGAGGGCCTTGGCCCCGATGTCCGTGGCGTACACCAGGTATGCGCCCAGCGCCGCGATGGCGGCAATCACCAACCCGATGGGCGAGACGAGGAAGGCGATCACCGCCGCCAGCACCTTCAGCACCAGGCCGACGGTGGTGACGACCGTGATCAGCGCGCCGAGTATTGAGCCCAGGCCGGAGATGATCGTGCCCAGCAGCACCAGGGCGATGCCCACGGCGATGATCACGACGGCGACCTTCAGCACTGTCACGATGATCTGCTGGTTCTGCTTGACCCACTCGCCCGCCGCCAGCACGACCTTCTTGAACCACTCGCCCGCCGCCTTGAGCGTCGGGGCCAGCGCCTGGCCGACCGACACCATCAGGTCGGTCACAGCCATCCTTGCCTTCTTCATCTCTCCCGACAGCCCGCCGGTCATCCGCGCGAACGCTTCATCCGCCCGGCCGGCGGCGTTCTGCATCAACTCCAGGTCCTGCTTGAAGCCCTCCATGTCGGCGGCGAGCGCGGCAATGCCGCCGGCGGCGCGGACCTCGGGGAAGTCGACCTGAATCTCCGAGAGGCTCTTGCCCACGTATTTCTGGATCAGGGCCGCGATGTTGCCTGCCTGATCCGGCGCGGCCTTCAGGATGTTGACCAGGCGCGTGGTCGCTTCCTCGGCGCTGAGGCCCTGGCGGGTCATCGTGGCGATGGCCGCCATCATGTCCTCCATCGACATGCCCGCCGCACGCGCCATCGGGGCGACCTTGCCGATGTTGGCGGCCAGGTCGGGGAACGTCAGCTTGCCGCGTTTGACCGTCTGGAACATCACGTCGGCGACGTGGCTCGCCTGGTCGGCCGACATCTGGAAGGCATTGAGCACGCTGGTTAGGCCATCGACGGCCACAGCGGTGTCGGTCATGCCGCCCTTGGCAGCCTTCGTGGCCACGGCCAGCACCTCCAGCGCCTTGGCGGGGTCCACCGAGGCCGACAGCAGGTCATACAGGCCCTTGGCCAGCACGTCGGTGCTCTCGCCGAACTCGACGGAGAGCTTGCGGATGCCCCGGCTGAAGGCATCCATGTGCTTCTCCGGCTCGTCGAGCATCGTGGAGACCATCTTCATCTGGGTCTCGAAGTCGCCGAAGGCCTTTCCCGAAGCGACCAGCGGTGCGGCAATGGCGCTCCCCAACCCGGCCATCTTCAGGCCGAGATTGCGGACCCCGTCGCCGAAGGCCTTGAGCTTCTTCTCCACCCGGCGAAGACCGCGCACGAGCTTGCTGTCGTCGGCGAACAGCTCGACGAACGCCCGGCCGGCTCGGATGCCCTGGGTCGATGCCAAGTGCCGTTACTCCTCGTCATCCACCGGAAGCGCGTACCAGCCCTCAGGCAGGTCCATCTTGCCGGCGATGGGCTTGCCGTCAGCATCCTTCACCCAGACCTTGGCGTCCTTGACCGTCTCACGCAGGCGCACGGGCGTGCCGTGCGGCACGTAGATCGTGCGGGTGAACAGCGTGCCGCCGCCGCAACCGGTCAGCAGCAGGATGGGCAGCAGGAAGGGAATCAGGCGTTTCAGGAGGTTCATGGCTCTCTCCAGTGCTTGCGGACCTTGGCCCGCAGCTTGTCACGGGTCTGCTTGTCCGAATCGCCGTCCTCCGCCGTGGGCCGCGATTTGCTCGCGACCCACGGCAGAAGAGCCTGGAAAAAGGCGGTCAGCACGGCGATCAGCCACTTCATCACGCCGCCTCCTTGGGCTTGGGGAGGCCGCCCCAGCGATCCAGCTCGCTGTGCTTGATCTGGATGCCCTGCTTGATCTGCTCGACCAGGGCGTCGGAGGGCTGCTTGCCGCTATTGGCCTCGGCGTAGGCCTTCAAGACGAACCGCAGGGCCGCGTCCAGCTTGGCCAGGCCGGAGTTGGGCGTGTCGTCGGGAATCTGCTTCTCGGCCAACTTGATGCCCGTGATGATGCTGCCCTCGTACTGCTTCCACTTCTCCTGCAGCGGATTGAACTTGCTGGCCAGGAAGATGAAGAAGCCAACCATCGCCGCCCAGATGATGGCGAAGCCGATGCCGGAATTGAGGAACGTCCAGACTCCGTTGAGGATCGCGTTACCGTCCATGTTCATGTGCCTTTCTGGGCCTCAAGGGCCTCTCTGAGGATTGCCAACGACTGTTTGTCGGCGGTCCGCGCGGATCGCCGGTCCTGCCTTGCGTATGGGTCGAAGTCCGACGGCTTGAAGGGCCTGCTCTTCTTGGGGTCGCGGTTGGCGTTGGCGATCAGACAGCAGATCATCGACGTGTGCGCCCAGCGCTCGCGGCCCAGGCCCTCGGCCATCCAGAGCAGTTGCCGCAGCGTCAGCGGCCGAGGGTCTACGCCAAGCGACCCGGCGATGCGCCAGACATCGCTCCACGGATCGTCTCGTCGATGTCGATCCCGTCGATCCGCGTCTCGATGGCCGTCACGGCCGCGTCGATCATGGCCATCTGTTTGGCGACCGCCTTGGCCCGGTCGTTGCGGCCGCGCGACCGGAAAAAACCGATGAGTTCCTCGTAGAACGCCTTCTGCGCCCCGAGCAGCGTGTTGCCGTCGAAGGCCCCGCGCACGTCGTCATCAGTAACCTTGTGCGTCTCGAACTGGCCCTCGAGCATCGCGCAGAGCACTTCGCCCAGAAGCATCTCGTCGGTGCCCAATCGGGTCAGGAGCGGCGGGTCGCCCGCTTCGGGCTGAAGCAGGTCGATGTCCAGCTTCGCCTTGACCTTCATGGCCGTGCCGAGTGTGAGAGCGAGCGTCCAGGTCCGTCCGGCTGCATCAGTGAACGTCTTCATCAGGCCACCTCCACCCATTCGGCGAACACGGCGAGCTTGGCGGTCACGCTGACCGTCACACCCTCTTCCAGCGGCTCGTTGCGGCTGAAGTTGGTGATGCTGAAGTCGCCCAGCGGCCCCTCAGTGCCCGAGGCGGCGCGGTCGCCGGTCAACACGGCCAGGCGGATGCTGCCGGAGGTGAGGAACGCGGTCTTCACCGCGTCGAACCCGGCGTCGCCCGGCTTTACCCGTGAGATAGAATTGATGTCGCGTTCGAGGATGGTCACCGCGTCGGCGGGCAGCAACAGCTTGCCGCGCCGGGCCTTGGGGTCGATGTCGATGCGGATGACGTAGTCGTGAACGGCCTGCCGCAGATCGTCGGGCGCGTTGCCCGCGTCCAGGCGGGTGGCGATGTCGGCCAGCCGCTTGAGCGCCCACGTCCGCAGGTCGGCCACGTTCACCGGCGCAGGTGTGTCCATCGTCGCCGACGCCAGTTCCGCCTCCAGCGCCGCCCGGCGCGTCCGCAGGTCCAGCAGCGTCTCCCGTAGTTCCGCCAAGTCATCGAGTTCGCCGTCGGTCAGCAGCGTCATGACGCTGGAGATGCGTTTGCCGACCGCCTTGAGGTCGGCCTCGATGCGGGCGCGGCGGTCGTCGGGCCTGGCCTTGACCTGCATCGCCTTGACGAACTGCTCGACGGCCTTGCGGACGATGGGCCCCTCGCCGCAGACCACGGCGCGTATCTGTTCCAGCACGAAGGTGTCGAGGTCATGGGCGTTAATGGAGGTCGGGTCGCAGCCCGCTCGGCCGTGGCGCATGTACGCGCCGTCGTAGTAGTACCGCTGGTAGCCCCGGGTGCTGCCCTTGCGGCCGACGAAGTTGAAGCCGCAGGCGGTGCATTTCACCAGGCCGCTGAGCAGGTAGCGATTGGTGGGCCGCGCCAGCCCGCCCATCTTCGAGCGGCGGTCGATGGCGTCCTGCGCCCGCTGCCACACGTCGGTGCCGACCAGCGGCTCGTGAACGCCCTCCACCACGACCCACAGGTCCTTCTCGTTGCGGTAGCCATTGGGGTTCGGGGATGGCGGACGAAGCGTCCCGTCGGGCGAGGGCGCGTTGATCTTCGCCTGGCTCCTGCGGTTCCAGACCAGCGCCCCCTTGAATACCGGGTTGCGGATGAGGCTGGATATTGAGCCGTGCTCCCACTTGCGGCCCATGGGGGTGCGGATGCCGGCGGCGTTGAACCGCATGGCGATGGTGCGAAGGCCCACGCCGTTGACGCACCAGTCGAACATCTGCTGGACCAGCCGTACGCGCTCGGGCAGGCTGGGCACGAGGCGAACGATGTCTGACTTGGCCTTGGGCAACCGCTCGCCCTTGGGCAGCACCCGCACGAGCTTGCCGTCGGGCGAGAACTCCTGGCGGCTGCCATCGGGCATCTCGCGTAGGAGGCGCAGCACCTTGCCGTCGGGGGCGATGTACTGGCGGTCGTACCCGAACGGGGCCTGGCTGCCCAGGCGGGTCCGTCGCTGCCGCAGGTTCGACAGCGAACCGCGAATGGAGTCGCGGGCCAGCTTGACCGAGTACTGTCGGGCCTGCCAGGATTTCACGCCCTGGAGCAACTCGCCCTCGTCGCCCTCGGGGATGCCCTCGGCACAGAAGACCGCGTCGACGCCCGCCATCTTCAGCCGGTGGAGGTAGTAGCCCGTCTCGTTGGTGCCCCCGCGCGAGAACCGGCTGATGTCGTAGACCAGCACCGCGTCGAAGTCGCGGCCGTTCTCGGCCTCGGCAATCATCCGCTCGAACTGGTCCCGGCCCCGGGTGCTCGTGCCGCTGATGGCGTCGTCCACATACCACCGCGCCACGCGGTAGCCATGCTCGCTGGCCCATCGTTCGACGTAGGCCTGCTGGTCGGGGATCGACCGCTCCTGGAGGTCGGTGCTTCGCCGGGCGTAGCCGACCGCCTTCACCACGTTCTTCTTGCTCATGTTTCCGTTCCTTTCCGGCGGCTCAAACCGCCCCCTTCAGGAGGGCCACTCCGGGCGAAACAGCAAGCCAATTCCGCCCATTCTTGCGACGTAAATACCTGCAAAACAGTGAGTTATTCCGCTTGGCTTCCGCGTCAACATTCGCCCTCATGTGCCTGCTGCCATGAGCAGCGGAAAGGACCGAACCATGCATGCGGAAGAGAAGACTGCGATGCGGATTCTGACGGCGGCGCGGGCGGCCATCGACGCCGACCACCGCCAGGCCAACGAACTGCCTGACCCCGAGCGCGAGCGCCGGGTGGCCATCTACGCCGCCCAGGTCGAGGCCTGCGGACGCATCACGGCGTGGCTGCCCCCGGCCGAGCCCCGCTCCCGCAGCCGCAGCCGCTTCTACCACGGCGACGTGCTGCGACCCCACCGAGGATGAACAACCGCCCGGCGCGTCGCCGGGCCCAACCATGAGGAGAAGACCATGAAGACGACGAAGAAGAACACCAAGAAGCAGACCAGCAAGAAGCAGACCGCCAAGAAGCCGCAGGCCGCCAAGAACGTCCCGGCCGAACCCGCCAAGAAGATGAGCGGCCTGGACGCCGCCGCGAAGGTTCTGGCCGAGGCGGGTGAGCCCATGAACGCGAAGGCCATCGTCGAGACGGCCCTGGCCAAGGGCTACTGGGCCACCGGCGGCAAGACGCCGCAGGGCACCCTGCACGCCGCGATGAGCCGCGAGATCGTCGCAAAACAGGACAAGTCCCGGTTCCGCAAGGCCGCCCGGGGCATGTTCGAGTTGAACCGGTAGCGCTACCATCCCATCCGCCTCTCCCCGACCCCGGCCGCCAACGCGACCGGGGTTCTCTCTTGCGAACCTGCGCCAACGTGGTGCGTCAGGGGGCGTCGTCGTCCGCGACGGCCAGTTCCGGCAACTTGATGGCCTCCAGATCAATGTCCAGCGGCTCGCCGGTGTCGATGGGGGCTTCTTCCGCCAGCAGGCCCTCGGCGACCCACCGGCCCGCCGACGTGAGTTTCAGATGCGACGTGCGGGTTCCGCCGCGCAAGTTGCAGCGTTCCAGCAGGCCCATGCCCTCCAGGCGGGCGTACTCGCGGTGGAACAACACGCACTCGCTCGGCGTGGGCGCGTGGCCGATCCAACCGGCCAGGTTCATCGGCACCAGCCCGGCCTGCGCGTCGCGGACAACCAGACGCCGACGGCCAAGCGCGTCGCCCGACAGCCCCACGTCGCGGCCCGTGGGCATGTTAATAAGGGCGCGGTGATCTTTCAGGACGCCTGCCAGGATAAGCCGTTGCCGTTCATTGAGTTGCATCTTTCGGCCTCCGATGTTCGCGCGTTAATAGACAAACTCTAATCCCGTTCGCGACCGTTCCCGCCGCGGTCACCAAGAGCCCTCGCGCCGGAAGGAACCATGCCCTGCCGGTGACGATGGTGGTTCCCGCTGCCATAGGTATGTGCAGAATTCTGCACCGAGCTATTGGGCCCATCTGCGGAGTTTCCGCAGATACGCTGCGCGCCTGCATGTATGTTGCGCGCGCCCGGCCATACCCGCCCCCCGGTGTGCGTTCACGCACACCCGGGGGGTATGGGGGGTGCGCGCGATATATATTTCTCACTCGGCGCGGATGTAGCATGCCCGGCGGCGGTCGCCCTCGACTTCCTGGCGGCGGATGAGACTTTGCGCCTCGGCGGCCGACAAGAGCGTGTTGGCCTGCCGCTGGCTCAGGCCCGCCTGGACAGCCAGGGCGACGACGGACGCCTTGCCCGCCGGTTCGGTGCTGAAGAACGCTTCGGCGAACCTGCGGGCCGTCCACGGGGGCTTGGCATCGCCACCATCGCGGCCCTTGTTTTCCTTGCGGCGGCGCGGGCGCTCGGGCCGAAGCGCCGCCGGGTCCAGGTCAGGCGCGGGATTGAACACGGGGAAGTCCCACCGCAGGCACATCGGCTCGATGGGTTTCCATGAGCGGACGGCGGCGTCCAGGACGACGACGCCATCTTCTTCGTGGGCCCGGAGCACAAGGTGGGTGTCGGTCGCCCGGCTCTGGCTGCCTGCACCGGCACCCACGTCCGTGATGGCCTTGCCCGACTGGTTGCCCTTGCTGGCGTGGTGAATGAGCACGAACGAGCAGCCTAGCCGAGCGGCGTGGCGGTCCAGGTGGTTGTACAGCATCGCGATGGTCGCGTTGTCGTTCTCGTCGGCGCCCTTGGGCACGAACCTGTAGAACGCGTCCAGAACGATCAGCTTGAACCTGCCTGGCTGGATGGCGGCGAAGTATGCCTCCATTGCCAGAAGATCCTGCAACCGGCCCCGCAGGTTGTCCACGCACACGCGGTCGCAGAAGGCGTCCAGGTCCAGCCTGCGGGCCTCGGCAACCATCGGGATGCGATGGGCCGTGGTCTCGGGGTGCAACTCGTTGTCGATGATCAGCACGTCGCCCTGGGCGGTGCCGAAGGCGTTGAGCCAGGTGCCGCCGGTCGCAACCGTCAGGGCCAGGTCGGTCGCCAGCCAGGACTTGCCCGTCTTGGGCGGCGCGATGATGTTCATCACCTCGCCCTCGCGCAGCAGGCCCTGGATGACGGGCCTGCGCAGATCGGTGTACATGCACAGAATCTCCCGCACCGTCCGCATTGCGGGCGTCGCAGCGCCGATGGGCGGCTCAGGGGCGTCGCGATGCGGGTAGTCCCTGGTCGCCTCGATGATCTGCTTGTCGTCGAACATGTGGCTCATCCATTGGGGGATGCGGATTCGCGCGGGGTCGATCTCCTCGGCGGCCCATTGCTTGATGCGATGGAGCCAGGCCGGCAGCGCCACGGCGGCGACGGCCTCGTCAGACATGCCGCGACCAGTCAATTCGTCCCATGCCTGGGCCGCGTGCTCGAAGGCCTGCACCTTGCCGCGAGCCCTGGCGGCCGCCACGGCGTGGCCGGGCCTGTAGTAGATCACACCGCCGGATTCGATCTCGGCCGCGCGGCGCACAGCCCGACGCTGGTTCCAGGCCGCCTCCAGCATCTCCCTGTCGGGCTCGCGCCACCTGGCCGCCATGCGGGCGGCGTCCAGGAAGGCGATGCGGTACACCTGCTCGGCCTCAAGCCGTTCCGGGCTGTCGGGCAGTTCGTAGCTGTCCTCGTACTGCCTCGACCACACGTCCGTCGTCAACGCGACCATCGCCCCCTCCAATCAGTTGTTGCGGACGCTCTGCTGCTCACGATGCCACTCGGCCAGCAGCCAGGCGGTCAGCGAGTCGGCGCGGCGTTCCCATCGCAGCCGCGATTCGGGGGTGTGCTCGGCCCGCTCGACGGTGAAGTCCAGCTTGCCGATACGACGGGTCAGCAGTTCGTCATCCTTGACGATCATGGTTTCCTCCCAAAAAAGGAGTGGAGGGGCGGGGGCCACCACACCACCCGCCCCTCCCATGGACGGCTTAAGCCTGACCCTTGCTGCGGACGGCAGCACGGGGATCACAGAGAGCGGTGCCGAAGTCGTGATAGACCCGCCAGGCCGCCGCCAGCCGCTCGGGCGTGGCGTCCAGGCCGAAGTACTCGACCGTGGGCGTCTGCTGCCCGTTGAGGAAGGCGACGATCATGGGGGCCAACGACGGTGAGGCGAACAGATACCAGTGCTTCGAGGAGGCGGCCGAGCCGAACTTCTCCGTGTTGCTCAACCGGGGCTCGATCTCCAAGGCGACCGCCTTCTGCAGCGAGTTGCCGGTGGGCAGGTTCTCGGCCCGCTGGATGTACTCGCTGTTGAGCAGCGCCCGGGCCGTGGTCTCCAGTTCCGGCGTCACCAGCAGCGTCGCGGGCCGCAGGTCCAGGTCGTTGCCGTCGGCGTCCCGCTGCGTCCGCATCAATGTGATGGCGGTCGCCAGGGAGTCGATGCCCAGCGCGCTGTCGGCCCCGTCGAAGTAGTTGCCGTTGCCCGTCGCGAAGAACCCACCGGCGTTGGCCAGCAGCGTCTCGTACACCAAGTCGGAGAGCCGCCTCATGGCGGCCCGGCCCAGCGCCTGCGCCGTGTCCTGGAAGATGCTGAGGTCGTCGTTGACGATGTCGCGGCGGTCGACCTCCAGCATCTTTCCGAACGTGTCGACGCGGTACTGCATCGACCACTCGCCCACCGTGCCGTGCTTCAACTCGCCGCCCGGGGCGATCGGCTCCAGGGGCGTCGAGAAGCTCGGCCGGATCGCCGTGTTGGTCTTGAAGTCGGCCGTGCTGCGGACCGCGCAGAACGCCCGCCAGCTGGCGGGCACGTCGTTGTACGCGTCCAGCAGCACCTTGTTGGCCACGTTGGACAGCGCCACCGGCAGCGAGTAGGTGGACAGCGCCGCCTTGACCATCTCCAGCCGGTTGCGGGGCACCTCCACGCCGTCGGCCAGAAGGGCGGCCCGGCAGAGGTCCAGCATGCTCGTGGCGCCCAGCGCGGCACCCTGCTCCATCGCCGTCGCGCCCAGCGACTTCTCGCCCAGGACGCTGCGGCCCATGTGCAGCAGCAGGGCCGCCTGCAAGGTGACCACGCCCGTTGGCCGCTCGGAAAGATGCGCCGCCGGCACCCTCGGGCGGCTGGCCCGCAGGACCTCCAACTCGGCCTTGTTTTCGTCCCAGCCCTCGGAGATGGCCTTCGCCTTGATCTCCGGGTGCTTCTCGCAGATGGCCGCGACGTTGGCGATGCGCTTCGCCTCGGCCGCCTCGACGTCCAGCCCGTCCTGGGCTTGGACTTCCGCTTCCTGAACCTGAGCTTCCATGCTCTTCTCCTTCATCTTTGAGGCCGCGATGGCCACTGCCGTGTTGCCGTCGCAGCCGATTCCAACGATGCTTACTTCCCGCAGGCGGCCCCTGCTGACCAGCATGAAGCCGCTGCCCGTCGCCTTAATGCTCTTGCCATTGGCCACGACCGTCTCACCGGCCCGCACCTGGCGGCGGTCAAGGATTTCGACACCGACTGATGCTTGCCAGGGAAAGCCGTTCTTCGATGCGTCCACGATCTCACGCGCTGCCGACGTGGTCGCCGAGATGTTGCCGGTCACGACGAGCCGGCCATCCATGACCTGCGCCCGCCCGTGACCGACAATGCCGCGCCGAGTGGAGTCGTGGTCGCTGAGGATGGCGACCGACCCGGCCAGGTCCAGCCCGGCCAGGTCGATCACCACGTCGCCCCAGGTGCCCACACGCATGATCCCGCCGTTGTAGGCGAGGATCGTCACCGTCGGGATCTTCTTCACGTCGACGGCGGCGCTGAGCAGCAGGTCCTCCTTGACCTCGATGTCCTCCGTGATAGTTGCGGTCATCTCTTGCCTCCTGTGGGTGGGCCAAAACCAGCCGCCCGCAGCTTTGGTTCCAGCAGCTTCAGCCGGTAGCGAACGGTGCCCTCGCTCAACTTCAGGCGTCGAGCGGCCTCGCTGACGTTGCCGTCGCACTCAATCACCAACCGACACAGAGCCCGGCTGTCCTCGTTGTCGATGAACTGGAGGATGTCGTCCAGGGGCCAGCGGCTCCTGGTCAGGGCGGCCGCGCGGTTCTCGGTGATCAGTTCCATCGTCGGCGTCTCGTCCACCGCTTCATCCGCGAGCCCCTCCGATAGAACGACCGTGTCGGGAGGCTGTCTGTACCGCTCGTCATGCTTCGCCTGGCGAGTGCCGTACTTTATGACCGCCCGCTGCACGATGGTGTAGATGAGCGTCTTGGGCGACGCGCCCCTGGCCGGGTCGAACTTCGGCGGACGTCTCAGCAGCTGCAGGATGGCCTCCTGAACCACGTCGGCCCAGGGCCGTTCATCGAGATCGGACTTCGCGCCCCTGGGGCGAGCCAGGCGTGGCTTGCAGTGCTTGGGGGCCTCCTTCAACGCCACCGCCTTGGCGTAATCCAGGAGGTCGGGCGTCAATTTCAGTTCCTGTGGTTCGGAGGTCATCTAGACCTCCTCGCCGCGCTCGATCCGCTCCCGGATGTCGTCGCACAGCGTAAATGTGATGACCGCCGGTTTGACGCCAGCCGGCTTGCCACTGGGATCAATGATGCCACGCGGCGGAACCCGATGCATCACGAAGTACTGGTCGTCATCAGGAATGCGCCGCCCGTACTTGGCCGACTCGCGTGAGGCGGCCTCGCGCAGAGCACGCTCGAAATCGGCGTACCGGCACCCCAATGCCATGCACATCGCCGCGTAGGGGGTGTAGATGCCGCACTCCTCGAAGTGCTCGGCGGCCGCATCCACGTCGGCTCGCGACCAGGCGTCCGTGCTCGCCAGCTTCACGACGCCGTTTTCGATCAGCACGTCCAACATATCGGGGCGGCAATCATAGCCCCGCCCCCGCAGGTGGCTCGAAGCACCCATCAGCGTCATCGGGAACATTTCAGCCAGATGCATCTCCGCCGCCCGCTGGAACTCGGCGCTAGCGCCCACGCGCGGCCTCACCTTCAACTCAGCCCACTCCTCGAACGTCAGCCCGATTCGATCCATCGTGATCTCCTTGCCTAAAGGTTACCGTGGGCACCATGCCCCTCTACTCACTTATTTCCCGCGAAGGGGGCGATTCGTAAAGTTGCCCCGAGATTATTCTGTCGAATATCGACGCGTTGAATATAACTCCATGCGGAAGAATGGCTTGCGCATGGACGGCATCTTCATTGGAACTGGATAACCTTGGGTGGAACTGACATCCAAGGGCTCCCGACAGAACATTGGCAGAAAGTTCATTGTGGCGGGACCGTTCTGACGATATGCTCTCTCGTATGTTACGCTACCAGGATACTGGTTCGGGACGGGCAGATGTCTGCCCAGGTGCTTGGTTCGACCGGCACCTTGTGGACGGTATTCAATCGTTTCGCGGCCAGTTCGGTTTCTCTCGGTACAAAGCACTGCGCAAGTACGCGGCAGTGATACAAGGGCTGATTCGGAACCGGCGGGTCGTCAATCTGGTGCTTGGGTCGAACTCGACCGACCCCCTTACTGTTCAAGATCTGCGGAACACGTTTGGATTGGTGCAAGGCGATGAGCATTCCCACCTGACGGTAGTCACGTACTCCAACGCCATCTTCCATCCGAAGGTTGCTCATGTTGTGGACGCTGGTGGTGTCGGGCATGCCATCGTCGGTTCGGCCAACCTCACTGAGCAGGCCTTTGGCAAGCACGTTGAGGCGTGGGTCGAGATCGACCAAGGGCACGAACTGACCAATGGCCCGCTCAGTGATATCATTGCGGCCATCGACCGCTGGCACACGCTGCGAGAAGCGGGCGTGTACCAGATCTTGGCTCTGACGGACATAGATGCTTTGCTGGCAAGGGGCCTCATCGTTGATGAAGCCACGCGTCGTGCTCGACGCGCAGCAGCCAGAGATGCGGGTGGTGGCGGCGGTGGAGCCGGGGGACGAGGGACACGACCAACCAGGTGGCATGCTCCGGATGCCGAAGACGACGAAACGCTCGACGAGGAGT